AGGCGACCGCCATATTCGATCGTCTCGTCGAACCACGGCACGACCGTCGATTCACCGTCAGAGATCAGCGAGACACCCTTGACGCCGATTTCCGCGGCATCGTCGAGGAAATCAAGCGCGTTGCGCTTGGTGATGACATGACCATCGGATGCCTGTAGTTGCGCATAGCAAAAGTTGCAGCTTGCATTACATTTGCGCGTCCAGGCGACATCCATCGTGATCGGCGCGACCTTCTCGCCGCGCGCCCATGCTTCGACGCGGTCGCGATACCAGCCGATCTTGGTGCCGTCCAGTTCCAGCGAATAGGGCGACGCATCGGGCTTCTGGCCGATCACATGATCGACGAAATCGGGCATGGGAGATGTCACAGCGCCGCCCTCTGTTCCTTGGTCATGTTCGCGCGCAATTTGGAATCGTCGCCTTTGGCTTCCTTGAAGACTTCGATCCACAATTGCTGATCAAGATACGACACGGCGTAGCGCCGCAACGCCTGCTCAAATGCCAGCAGCGCCGGCCCTTGGATCTCGGAGGGAATCCCCTTGCCGAACTGCACCACGACATGAAGGTCAGGAATTTGTGCCAGCATCGATCACCCTATCCAATATCGCATGACAGATCGCATGGTGGCAGACTTCGACCGTCCCGTACTTTTCCGATGGAACATGGAAGCTGACATCGCCCCGATTGCGCAATCGGTTATCTGGTTTGAACCCCGACAGCGTCACCACATAGCAGCCAGCCCGATAGGCTGCCTCGACGCCACGCAGGATATTTTCCGATTCACCCGATGACGATATTGCAAACAGCAGATCACCCTTGCGCGCGTGCCGCTCGATCGGCGTCCCGAAGATGGCCTCGATCCCGAGATCGTTACCGAGACACGTCGTCAATGCGCCATCGTTGAAACATTGCGCGGCGATACCGCCGGCCTTGAGGAAGTCTGCCGCCATGTGGCTCGCGATCGATGCCGAGGCGCCATTGCCGATGAAATAGATGCGGTTGCGCTTGGCCTTGACCTCCAGGACGAGACTGACGGCGCGGTCGATATCGGAGAGGCCGGTATCCTGCAATGATTCCACAGCAGTGATGAGGTTGGCGAGACGGCGGCTCATGCGAGTGGCCACGGCGGTCGATTGTGATCCTTATGGTTGGGATCGCCGCCACCCCAACCAAACTCAAGGGCGAAATAGACAAGAAACAGGATTATGCAAATCCCTGCTTCAATCTGACTTACCGTCATTTCAACAGCGCCTCGACGCTCTGCACCAACTCATCCCGCCCCACATGCCGGCGATGGCCGATGATTCCAACCTTGATCGCACCCGCAACATTGCCGACAAGGGCGGCGGATTCCGCATCCAGTCCTGCGGCAATCAGCGGCGCGGTTGCGGCGAGGAATGCATCCCCCGCCCCCATCGTATCGATGCCGTTGTGCGCGAAGGCCGGCACATGCCGGGGATGATCATGCCGTTGACACGACCAGCAGCCCGACCGTCCATTGGTGACGATCATACTCTGGCAATGCATGTTGTCGGCGAGAGTACGCACCACATCAGGCAAGGGATCGGCCCGCATTCCGGTTGCAAGCCGCGCTTCCGGCTCATCGACGCACACATAATCGGCACGGATGTATTTCGTGACGGGGTTGAAGCCGAAGTTTCCGGTATTGGTCTGCGCGTTGACGGCGAGGAAACGGCTTGACGCGAGCATCTCGCGTTCTGCATTAGCGATCAGCCCGTGGCCGAAGTCCAGCACGACCACGACATCGCTTGATTTCACGGCCTCCTGCAATTGCATCTGGAACAACGCGCGTTGCGAGGCGTTCAGCTCGATCTCGCGATCGGAATACACCTCGAAGAGCTTGCGGTTGAACGCGCTGTCGACATAGCGCACCTTGCGCATCTGCGTGGAATTGCAGGAGATGATATCCGTCCGCGGCCATTCCGCATGCTTGGAGGCCGCAACCACGCCGCCGAGGAAGGCTTCTAATTCCTTATCTTCAACCGTCGCAAGACAGAATTCCTTGACCGGCTTTCCTATGGGGCGGACGTAGCGGTATTCGTCGACGATGGTTTCGCCGACGAAGGCAATGCGCAACTTGTCGGCCCGCTCGAAGGCTCCATGTATTCGATCCAGAAATCCCCGGTTCCGTGCTTGTTCCACATAGGCCAATACCTCGTCACCAAGCCTCTCTCCGTTGATGATCCTGGTAGATGACCATTTGTCTGTCCGGGTGACATGGAACCTCCCTCCATACGCCGTCACCGCCGCAATCTCGCGCTCGAGCGCAGCATCGACGACTTCCGCGTAATCAAGACCCTTGACGTAGACCGCGGGCCTTATCTTCTCGATCACGCTCACCGCATCCGGTGCGTCGTTGATCACTACGTCATCAACACAGCCGAGCGCCTTGAGCGCCTCCACGCGCTGTGCGGCCGTGAAGACGGGCCGTCCGACACCCTTGCGCACATGCGCGTCGTCGGTCACGGAGACAACAAGCTTATCGCCCTGCGAGCGCGCCTCCTGCAGGTGACGGATGTGGCCGAGATGCAGGAGATCGAAGCAACCGTGCGCGAGGACGACTTGAGGGGCCACTGCAGCACGGCAACCGGCCGTCAGCATATTGACCAGAGAATCGGGAGCATATTCCTCGTAGGTCATGCACCCCTCGCCAGCACCAACGTGATGACAAAAGCAGCGATGAAACTCGATATCATTTGCTGATCGCCGAACATCACCAGGAATACGCCCCCAACAACAACACACAAGGTTTCCACGATGCCCGACCAGTCGATACCGCTGCTATCATCTTCGACGATGATGGTCCCCATCATCTCAGGCCGATGATATTTCATGGAGTAATTGACCATCAGTAACGCACTATGTGCCGCGCAACCATTTCCTTGCCGTCCCAATATTGCTCTATCCGACAGTGGGTCGATCCGACCGGCTCGGCACAGGCAGCACCTGGAATCACGACATAACTCGAAAACTCAGGAAACACTTTCGCCCCAGGCTCGAATTGCACCGCCTCGTCACCGGCCGCTTCAGCCTCCGCTCTCGTCGGATATCCTCCAACAACAGCAGGAGGGCGGGCATTGAGAGACGATGTCAGGATCAGCACCCAACTCATGCCCACGCCCGCTGCAATCCAACCACCTTCGTCGGAGGCGTGAGCAGCGTCCGATACTTGTGCGCCTCGGCTGGCTCCAGGTCCGCCAGCAGATCCGGCACTATGTCGATCGCCCGCTGCTTGATCCGCAGATAGCGCTCATCCGGGGGATTTCCCCGCATCGACCATTCGACCTGTGGCGACATCGCGCGAACATTGTCGTTGATCCATTTGGAGCGGTATTCGATCAGCGGTGCCTGATGCAGGAGGCGCTGCTTGGTCAAGGCGCATTCCTGGAAATCGTCGCCGATGATGATCTTCTGCGCGATGCGGCGGCGCATCAGGTAGGCCGCATCGAACCAGGTGGCCCACCAGCCCGGCTCGCGCATTTCCTGCGTCCTGCCGGCCTTGGATTGGTCGGTTGCGATGTCGGCAAAGGAGATTCGTCCGATGAGACGGGCCACATCATCGGTCCAGTGATCGACAAACCAGTAGGGGAAATATTCAGGAAATATATGCCCGAGAGCCTCGCAGAACTTCGCGGTGGGGCAAACTGCACCTGAGAAACTCGCATTCGCCATCCTCCCATAGACCATGCCGATGCCGTCCGGGAACAGTGTCGCGGCATCGAGCACCTTCTTGTCATATCCCGGCGTGATGTAGGGATCATCATCCGCCGCAACGAGATAGACATCCGCCGACGTGATCAGCGCGCGGTTCCATTTGGAAGCGATCGTATCGGGACGCGGATGCACATGCACTTGGACCCGGCTGTCGAGAGGCGCCGCATGCAAAGCCTCGATCGTTGCCTTGTCGTCGTCGTCGACCTGGACCATGAACACGGTGTTGTCGAGAACAAGATTGGCGGTCGATTTCGTGATGGTCTCGACGACCTGCTGGGGACGGCTACGGGTGGCGAGCGTGATGCAAAGCTTCATCTGTACCTCGGAGGAAATGAGAAATCGGCTTTCCCGGATTTGACGGCAAGATTGCCATGGCTTCCGCCATGCGACGCCCGCCCGTCAGCGCATCCGGAACGTGTTTGACCTGCCCGCCGGAGGACCAGGTTAGGGCCGCGAGCGCCGCAAGAACTTATTTACTCGCCCGCTTCGGCGAGCTCGTGCGAGGGTGCCGGCACATCCAGCGCGCGGTCGATCGACATGCGCAAATCCGCCCCTGTGCCGCGATATTTGCCGCCCATGGCGAATCCATCGGGCATCTTGTTGCGGATATCGGCCTTGCTGCCCATCAGGGCCTGATCGCGGTCGCGCATCTGCTGCACGGCCTTGGCGATTTGCTCTTCGCGCGCCTCGTTACAGAGCGTTACGGGGCGTTCCATCAGGCATTGTCCGCCATAGATGACGGCGCCTTTTTCACCGGCCGCCATGAACCGTCCATCATGACGGGAGGCCGGCACAGGACGCCAGCCGTTGTCGTAGAATTCCAGATTCTGATGGCGCACGATATCGCCGTTGCCCACGACCGTGACCGTGACCCATTGGTATTCCCACCCTTTAGGGACGATTTCAGCGGGGATGTCGAATGGATCGGACGAGCGCTGATTGCGCTTGCGGGAGAGGACTTCGCCGTCACGGCCGACGACTTCGCCAGGACGTAGCGACGAACGCGCGGCATCGCGCGCCGCCTGACGCGGCGGACGGCCGGGACGGCGGCGGGCATCGGCGCGCTGGATTTCGGTTTCGTCGGCCGGATCGAGATCGAGGGCGGCATCTGCCGCGGTGTCGATGTTGGTCATGTTATTGCTCCGATAGAACGTGAGTAATCTGACGTTCCCCATCCGGCCCTATGTGGCTGGCGTAACCATCAAAACCTTCTGCACCAAAACGCTTGGCCCAATCACGGACCATTTGATTCGCTTGCTGGACTTCTTCATTCCTCGCCGCAACGCAGGTCGCTTCTGGTCGTTCCACAAGCGTCATGCCTCCCAATTGAATTGTATCACCAAGGATCGCAACGGACGACTTATGGCGCGATGCCGGGACGGCCTGCCATCCGTTCCGCCCCTCCACTGTCTTATACCAACAATCCGAACCGACCCACTGATACTGGACACCCTCCGGCATCAGCTTGTCGAAACTGTCGAACGTCACATCAGGCAGAATCAAAACATTCCGCACCGGCATGATGTTGCCAGCATGTACGATCGCAGGCGCGGCGAGCGCGGACAACAATCCGCCGAGGAATAGACGACGAGATGTCAACAACACAGTCATGCTCAACTCTCCGTATAGCTGCGGTCATAGACACCACGCCGCTGACCATCGAGCTTCCGCCGTGCCATTTCCTGAATACCGATCACGTCGCCCTTCTTGAACTTCTTCTGTCCGGAAGGATCGTCGTAATTCCACACAAGCGTTCCATCGGTTGCCGATCGCGCCTCACCCGGAGTCAACCGCACCTCGCGTCCATTGCCGCCGTTCATTCCACCACCTGATTGATGCACGGGAGCCGCTGCCGGCACGGAGGATTTCCTTCTGGCTGGAGTCGCCGCTGATGTGTCATGGCCATTGCCGTTCTGTTTGCGCAGGCCGATGAACGATTCGATGTGCTCGAAATAATCCTTGGTGTCGACCGACAGACCTTCGGCCATTGCGTCCATATGAGCGGCCGTCAACTTGGTGTTCTTGCGGCTATCCGTGACCCATTCCGGATGTGCGCGCAGCCACTTTTGCGTAGGCGCGCTCCGGCCACGCACGTAAGCCTCGAGCGGATCGTCGTCGATTGCTTCCCGTTGTGGCTCACGTTCGGTGCGCTGTTGCTGCCGCTGCGGTTCCTTGCGGCGGATTTCCAACTCATCCTTGGCCTCATCGAAGCGCAGCTTGCGTGCTTCCGCCGCCGCAATCTTGCGCTGGGCCTTTGCCATGGCGGCGCCGTCGCCCTTCTCGAAGGCTGCGGCGTATTCCTGCTCGGCCTGAGAGGCTTCCGCGTCTGCGGCAGCGAGGCCTTGAACGACCGTGTCGTATTGGCTTTCGATGACGCTCGTCGTTGCTTCCCGACGCGCGCTGTCAGCCTCGGCACGGGCTTGCCGCGCGCTTGCTTCGGCCTTGCGGGCGCGTTCTTTCTCCCGCTCGTTATCCGCCTTCAGGTCGTCCCATTGCTGGGCAAGAACCTTTGCGGGATCTTCGGTGATGGAATCGCCTGTGGCGTTGTCTGCCGCCGGGTCGATCGTTACAACGACTTCTTCTTCCTCAGCCATATACACCTCAATAGATCAGCGAAGGATCACTTACCCGGCCTTTGATATTCACATCATCGAAAAGACGGCAGCAGGTGCCGGCGCTTCCCGATGCATCAACCGAGAACAACTCCCGTCCATCCGAGGGATAGGCAATCACCCAATCCCCTTCGTTGACGGTGACACCGCCGAATTGCAGCACTTTGTCATCCTTGAAGGCAAGCGGGCCTTTCTTGAGCACGAGCGCGCATTTGCCCTGGAACCGGTTCTCCGCCAGTGTCCTATCCGGCTTGTAGATGCCGCCCGCCGTTTTCTCCGGCTCGATATAGGTCGCGCACAGCACCTGATTGTGGAACACTTCGATCTTGTCGATCGCAGCGCCGAGAGAATCCATCAGTGCTTGTTTTGGGTCATGAGAGGAAGCAGCCGCCACCTCACGCAGTTTGGCTCGCATGTAATAATTACCCTTCGTCTTTCTCAGCCTGCAGGCAGAATTCAATGGCTTCGATCAATCCCAGGATTTGACCGACGCGGTATCTATAGTCTGGAAAGTCCTGCGCCATACCGCCCGCCAGGAACGCCATGTGCTCGGCTTTGCGGGCTTCCAGCTTGGAGCGCAATGAGCGGACGCGCGTTGCATTGTCGGGGATGAAGAAGGAGACGGCGGCCTGCGGCGCGTGTCCCATGGTGCTGATAGCCATCACGTCGCCTTCTTATACTTCCGTGCCGCCCGCGATTCCTTCTGCAGCCGCGCTTCGCCGCCGCCACCACCGCCTTTGAACTTCGGCCCATGCTGTCCGGTCGATTGCGCAAATACAGGCCCGCCCGTGGCATAGGTGATCGGCTTGCCGCGCCCGACATCCTTCTGATCGTTCTTGCCGGTTGCGTGCGAGACCTGTGTGCCCGCCGCGCGGCCGGCGTTAAACACCTTGGTGCCGGAATTGACGCCGCCTCCTGTCGCATAGGTGCGACCGCCCATCGACCGCGGCGGCATACCTGGAGGGCCGCCCATACCCGGAGGTGGCATCGGCATTCCCGGAGGACCTGCCAGCGGCGGCACGGCGGGCTTTGGGGGAGGCAAGCCCGGGGGTGCCGCGACTCCCGCCGCTGGCGTTGCGCCCTGCGGCGCAATGATGACGTTCACATTGGTCTTGGCTTTCGGTGCGCGTCCGCCTTTCGCCCGTCCCGGACGATCGCCGCGCATCTTGGCGCCGCCGCCCGACATCATCATCTTGGGAGGTGCGCCCGTGCGTCCGCCTGATTTACGATCAACAGGCGTGGAATCGGATGAGACGGCCCCACCTGTTGCATATCCTTTGGCGATATGGGCAACGCGGGAGCGCTCGACGTCGTGCTGGCGGATATTGCCGAAGGGATGGGTCATGACCGTGCTCCTGTCATCGATCGAGCGCATGCGTCGATCTGATCTCGATATTTCTCGAACCACTCACGAGCGGACATTTTTGGCGGCGGAACCGTGCGGGCATTCAGAGCAGCACGAAGCAGCCGCGTAGCCCACTGCTCCATTGATTCATGCGGAATCAAAACGCTATCCAATGCAGCACTGATTAGCACTTTAATCTGCTCGCGCGTCGGTTCGATCATTTCTTCGCCTTCGGTTTCGCCGCTGCCGGCTTCGGCGGATTCATCACCTTATGCCGATCCAGATTGTATTGCGCCACATCCACGGTGCGGTCGTGATGTTCCTGCTGGCGTGCGGCGGATTCCTCACGCATGGCTTTCGCTTGATCGGCTGCGGCCAGATTCATGTCGTGCTCGCGCTGGCGAGCGGCATCGCGCATGTCGCTGTCGGCCTGATGCTGCTCCATTGTTTCTTTGTGCATCTGGGCGCGATCATCCGCCTGCTGCTTGGCCATCGCGCGCTCTCGGTCATAAGCGTGGATCACAAGTTCCTTCTGCAGATCGGTTTCGGCGACGCGCTGTTTGCCGGCAATTTCATCGCGTTTCAATTGGGCGTTCGCGGCCTGATCGGCCGCGTCAAGTTGCGTCTTCTGTGCCTTGGTGCCCGCTTCCCTGATCTTGGCCTGTGCAGTCAGCATCTTCGCCTGCTCGCCGATATCGGAACCTTGCGGCATCGGGGGCGGAGCAACGATGATGCCCTTCGGGTCTTCCTTCATCGCGATCAGAACGCGCTTCAAGACCTCATCCATGTCCATGCGCGGCGCGAACTGCGGCATGGCCGACAGTTGCACGAGTCCGAGCGCCTTCGCGATCCGGTGAATATGCGAAGGCACATTCGGGTCGGAGACCGGCACAAGGTTCACATTCGAGACCGCCTGCGCGAACCGCTCCTCGTTCCAGTAATCGCGCGGCGCGATCTTGTTCGAGCGCCAGAAGTCTTCCGGGTTGTTCCTGAATAGCTCGACGATCAACCCCAGCTCTTCCGCCTGTGCAGTATGCATGCCCTTGTGGGCGGCGGCCATGATCTTTGTGGCCTGCTCGATTGCGGCGAGCATGGTCCCGACCGGCACGTTCTGCACGCCTTCGCCGGCCGGCAGATCAGCGACGCCGCCGACGCGGTTGGACTGATCGGTGATCTTCTCCATCATCTGAATCAGGCCGGGCGTCACGTCGCGATAGGGCATGCCCATCACGACCTGGCGGATATCCATTCCTCCGGTTTCGACCGCATCGAATTGACCGGGTGCAACGCGGAACAGGCTGGAGTTCTGCCGCGTTCCGTTCTTGGCAATCAATCCGCCTGGGAACGAGGCATACATTCCCGCATCGAGCGCCTCGCGCCATGCAGCCGTCATCGCGGACGAGCAATTGCCAAGGATGTTGAGCAGTCCCGTGCCGTAGAATCCGGGCCCCGGCACATAAGGATATTTGACGTACATCGCTTTTCGCGATGCGTCCTCGTTCTTTGTCCCGATCACATCTTCGGCAGGCTCGTCCCAGTCACGCCGGATGGCCAGAATCTGCCGGGAGTCCTTGTCCATCGTTACGCAATAGGGCAGCGGAATCCCTTCGCCCTTGAACTGCGACTTCGCCGGAATGCAATCGTCGAGATCAAGCTCGCATTGCGTTTCCCAGATCGTGTAGGGCTGATCCTCGGGGCGCGCCTTCTGCGGCGTGACGCCCTGCACGGCGCCGATGGTCTGGTCGACTGCCGTGACATTGCCGGAAGGCTGCGTCAGCCCGATATCGCGATACGCCTCGATGAAGATCATCCGCTTCATCACGGAGGGACGCATCTCGATCTGATGCGTGATGCGCGAGCAGGCGCGCAAATCCTTGGTGGCGTCCGAAACAATGAAATCCTTGATCGCGACCGATTCCGAGACCGGGCGCCGTCGCATCGGGCAGCGGTATATCTTCTTGATTCCCGCCCCGCCGAAATAGGTGTCCCACAACAGCATGCGCGATGTGTCGGGATAATATTCCCGTGCCGTCGTCGTAAACCAGTGGTTCATGTCCTTTTCGAAACGGTCGGCGAGATCGTCTTCGGCAACGCTCTCATCGCCATCGTCACGGATCTTGACCGGGCCGTTCGCGGGCAGCAACTCAGCTTGCGCGTTCGCCCAGCCCTTGAGAAGATTTTCCAAGAGAAGTGGATTCGTGACCGTCGACATGCCCTCGACGCCGGAGGACGAATCACCGGGGCTTGACTTCGGGTCCTCCAGCTTCAGGCCGCAAAGATCAATGCCGCGGGCGATATCGTCCAGCTTCTGCGAGCGCGAAGCGTCATCTGCGGAAACCTGCTCATAGAGATCGTTCGCGATGCGGCCGAGCTCGGCTTCACCTATTTCATCGGCGAGATTGGCAAACCATTTGTCTCCCTCGTCGTCGTCATCATCTTTCTTTGGGCGGCGCGCGTCCAATTGCACGACCTTGCTGCCGTCGGGCTGATCCGTGATGACCGTACCGGTCACAGGATCAACGTGGATAGTTTCCGTGTCGTCGTCGATGATGACGGAGAGGGGTTCGGTCATTATTTCAAATCTTCATGGCCCGTTTCGCGGAACCGACCGACATCCCGCACAACTTCGGAAAAGGATGGACCGGCGGACACGGCACCCGCTAATTGGCGCAGGCGTTCGATTTCCTGTCGTGCCTCCTTGCACAACAAGGATATCGCAGGACCCCAATTGTTGTTGTCCATCCACGCAGGCGCCGCCGCACCTATTGGCAATTCCTCCAGATCGCGCAGCCTACCCAAGAGATCGCGCGAGACCGCAGGATCATAGGGATTCATTTTTGCCATCCATTCAATTCCCATCATCGCGAATGTCGTGGATTGATAATCGCCGATTTCTTCCGTGCCACGTTCCCGTCATCGATCATCGCGCCGAGAATCTTGCGCTTCGCATCATCGCATCCGAGATTGAGCATCGCGCCATCCTTGCCGGCCACGACGGTTGCCCACCCATCATCCATGCACACCACGATGGCGACGGATTTGATGCGGCCGCGGGTGGCTTCCTCGAGCGCGTCGGCGAGCAGTTCGACGCAGGCTTGACGGGCTTCGTCGAGGACGGGTCTTTCGGGAAGGAGATGGGGGACGGAGCCGTTTGCAGTCATTCTTTTGCTTTCCACATTTTACCGTCCCAACCACATGGCCCGCCGGTGCGCATGGCATCTGCGTTTATGTAAGACATCGGGCTACCGTTGATTGGATTCGGTTGACCCGACAATGCGTGACACTCAGCGCGATAGAACTTTGATTCTCCCTCGCGGACGAGCGGCATGCTGAAATGTGTGCATTCCACACAAAGCTTCATACCGGATACAACGCCTTCGGCTTCGGCCGATGCATCACCGACTCCTGCTCGACCGCATGCGCCTCATCGTCCGTCTGCGCCAATCCGATATCGCGCAGATGCTTCACAGCTTGCGTCGATGAATCGGTCAGGTCCTTGTATTTCCCCTTCGGGAAGACGGCCATTTCATCGATCACGGTTTCCGCCCAATCCCGAGCAGGTGCGTACACCATCAATTGCGAGAATGTCGGCTGCACAGCGAGTGCGCGGGCGTATTTATCGCCGACGACTTGACACGCCTGAACGGCAAACGGCTGTTGCCCAAACCGGTTGGCCATCTCCTGCGCCGCACTGATGCCGGATGCTTTTGCTTCGATCAGCAACCTGTTGACCTTGAACATCACGCAACTGTGCTGAACCCACTCCATGAGGCCCCAGTGCTCCTGTGTTCTCTGGCGCCATCTGTATGCAGCACGCGATTGCGCAGGATCCTTTGGCAGCCGGCCCCAAACGGCCAATTCGCCTTTCTGTGGTTGCAGGATTTTGCGATCAGCGGAGAACGCCAGGTGCTTGCGCCAGGCATGAATAAGGATGATCCGGCGTTGTTTTTCCTTATTGAAGAACGTTCCCCATATCGTCAGGCCACTTGGGTCATTTTCTTCTTTTTCGGTGTAGGCCGCATCGAGCGACGCACAGATATATTCGCATTCCGGGAAATGGCCGTCCGGCGGTTCCCATAATTGCCACCAGGAACGCTGGAAGATTCCGCCACCTCGAGGTGCCGGCGCCTGCTGATATTGACCGGCCCACGCATAGGGTCCGATTGCCTTCTTGGTCTGCTCGATAACTTCCGGAGGGAAACGCTCCTCCCATGCAAGGACACCATCACACTGATCGGGCTGCAGCGGAACGTAACGGGGGTCGGTCCAGCCGATCGGGGTCGCACGCGGATTACCGTCGTCATCTGTGCAATATTTCCAATCGTACTCCATTGGAATGCAGAGGTGGACGTAATCGAGTCCGAGCGAGAGGATCACGCCCGAGATATCGTCCTCATGCACCCGCTGCATGATGACGATGATAGCGCCCTTCTTGAGATCGTTGAGTCGGTTCGACATCGACTCACGAAACCAGCGCGTCGTTTCGTTGCGGACCTGATCGGACTCCGCTTCCTTGACATTGTGCGCATCGTCGAGAATGACGCGGTCCCCGCGTTCGCCGGTGCCGACACCACCTACCGAGGAAGCGAGTTTCCATCCCTTCTTTGCATTCGATACCAGCTTGGCGCCGCAGTTCGTAAGTTTCACCACATCGCCATAGAGCGACTGGTATTCATGGGACGAGACAAGATCGCCGAATCTGCGGTTATCTCTTTCGGTCAATGACGCCGAATAGGAAAAGGTCACATAGCGCAGATGGCTTTTGCCGATCGCCCATTCCCAAGCCGGCCAGAACACGTCCGTGAGCAACGACTTCATCGCGCCGGGCGGGACATTGATCAGAAGGCGGTTGATCTCGCCAAATGTCACCGCCTCGAGGTGCTCGCACATCGCGTGCAGCACCCAGCCGTCGACGAAGGGCGTCTCCGGTTCGAGGATGTGCCAGAAGTAGCGGACGAAGGCGATCAGGCCGCCTTGACGCTCTCCGTTGTCGTCGTACCAGCCGCGTTGGGCTTGCGGCTCCTTGGCTTCATCCTGCCGATATTTCGCGATGGCCCGGCTCAACCGCGCCATGCGCGCGTCCGTGACGTCGGCTTTTGTCTCAGGCTTTGCCATCGCTACGCCAGAAGTGACTGCGCCTGTGATCAGCGATAGAATCGAACGTCGAGAAACTGGGTTCAAACTGCGGCCTCCGCCGTCATCAGATTGCCGATCGCGCGCAGCTCGCGCGCAATGAACGCGGCCAGTTCCTCGCGGGTCATGCGGGAGAATTCATCTCCCTCATCGCGGGTCTGCGCTCCGATCCCCAATTGCTTGCGCAGTTCCACATCCGCCCATGTCTTGGGATAGAGTTCCAGATTCGGCCTTCCGCCGTCGGTATATTTGAGCGACGCAATGACGGAGCGCTGCTCGAACGTCAGTTCCGAGAACGGTTTCAGATCCTGGACGAGGCGCATGCGCGGGTTGCCCTCATTGTCAAGGACCGGATTGCCTTTCTTGTCCAATATCGGACGCTCGACAATGGCGTAATAGTCGCCGATGTCGGCAAACCACATGTTCCATTTGAACTGCTCGAGCCGCTCGCGCTTGGCGCGGATGATTTCTTCCGGTTGCCGGCAGAGCCAAGCGATGCGGTCGAGGACCTCTTGGGCGCGCTCGAGCTTGGCAGCATTGCCGCGCGCAGCGTGTTCATCCCTGGACTGGAATCCTGCTTCCCGATAGGCGAGCGCCCGCGGCGTCATGATGGCGCGTGCCTGCGCATAGGCCTCGCGCTTGGCGTTGCCGAGCGGTTGCGAGCCGGGAGTCTCTTCGATGATAGGAGGATTTTCTACAGTCTCACTCATTCACGAATCCAGACGAATCCAAAAAGGTCCGCAGGCGCATTGCAACCACCTGCGGACCAAGTTCAGGGAGGAAATGCCCCGAGGGGCAGTAACACAGGACGTGAGCCCTGCACCCTATGGCAACAGAATCAATGAGGCCGCCGACGTGGATATCGTCAGGCGGCCTCAACTCCATAATACACGATCACCTATCTGATAATGCGATGTTACTTCATGACATCACCTGTCGGGTTGCGGGCATATCCACTGCCCTTGAGACCGGTCACGCCGCAGCGGACCTCGTACATCCTATGGGGAATGAAAAAGCCCCGGCTTGGGACCGGGGCTTCTTTGCGATGTGGTCAGACAGGTCGAGCCTGCCCGCTCGGCACTGTCTAGAATAACCGATTATGCGACCACATCGTAAAACTCCACGCCGCCCACACCGACCGCGTTTAGAATCAGCCCCGCAGGGCATGACCGCTGGTGCCTGGGCGACGGATGCACGACAACTGCGGCGCCGTCTGTACTGGGGTGGATATAGGCTATTGATTCGGCGATTCGGTCAAGGGGGATCAAATTACCTCAAACTTCCCTTCGGCCAGCCACATCGGCGTCACCCGCTTGAATATCTCCAGGTCGATCCGTACCCGGCGTTGAACCTCATCGATTTCAACGACTTCGCCGAAAAGCCCCGTAAACCCGCCATGATCGACGATCCGCACCGCATTACCGACCTGTACAGTTCCCATCATCCGCTTTTCGCTTTCGTCCTGCCATTGGGCAACGATTTCCTGAATCCGTGCAATAACCGTCCATGGAATCGCAATCGGATGGAAATCCACCATGAACAGGCGGATGACGCCCTCCATTTCCTTGATCGTATGCCACAGCTCGCCGCAAGGATCGAAGCCCGCAAAGAGGTATCCAGGATAAAGCGGGACGCGCACCGTGCAATGCCGCAAAGCATTCAGGCGGCGCTTGCGTCCGACCCGCGGCACATATGCCGCCATCCCGTTGTCCTCGATCGCCTTGCCGACATCGGATTCCCATCCGGTCATTACGTGGAGCACATGCCATTTCCGGAGCGAGAGTAATTCCCGCTCCCGTTCCGCTTCCCGTTCCACGTAATCCACAATCTGGCCGATGACGAAAGGGCCGATAGGTTGAGGCAGCAGTTTTCCGACCATGGCGTTCATTGATTCCCCCTCACGTCCCGGTAAATGCCCGTGCATCCTCATCGGATAGTTCCCCTGGAGGATCGGTGGATTGAATGATGGAGCCGTCTTTTCGGGGGGGCCAGGGCCAGGGCGCATCGATCCGGTCGTAAGCGAATCCACGTCCAGGCCAGATGGTGTTGCTAAAATCGCGCCACGCGGCATAGTTCGCCGTTCCGCGATCCAATGCGCACCAACTGCCTTCAGGTGGCGCGTTGGCGAGCGCCAGCAAGCGCGGCGAGAACTCGCCTGCGTAAGCTACATTTTCCCCAAAGCGCAGCGGCGAATAGCGCGCGATCCGGGCAAGTGTCAGCAACGCCTTGCCAGCGGGACTGACGGGCGAATGCTGCGTCGGGACGGCCGCGTTCTTGGGATCGGCGCCAGCCAGCAATCCGGTCCACGCCCGCTCCCGAATGAACAGATGCGCCTTCTTCGACTTCTCACGCCGTTTGCGACATCGCGCCGCATAGACCGGCGCGGCCGATACACACGCCGCCTGATCGGCATCACACAGTCCCGCGAATTCCCGCTCCGCCTTGTCGACATCGACAATCCCGTCAGGATAGGCCGCCTTGAATTCCCGCCACCGCTGTCCTGCTGCTTCGCTTAGTTGCGGCTGTTGCGATTTGAGAACCCCTTCCTTGGAAGGGGTAGGGGATGGAATCTTACTTTCTTTTTCTTCTTCTAAGATTCGGGCTGCCCCGGTGGGGGGCTGTTGAGGGGCTAATGAGGGGCTAACCGGATTTAGCCCCCCATCCGGGCAGGGGCTAATCTGGGGGGTCAAATCCTCGTCGGATGACGGTTCTGTGACGGGTTTTGCAGCCCCGCGCAATTGTCGGTCGGGTGTCTGCTGCTGTGCGGCCTCCGCGATGGCGTCGACATCCGCATCGAACAGAAAGCGGATTTCCTGCGATGTCGATCGCCCGCGGCCGTCGCGGTTGCGCCGGCCATTCTCATCGACCCAGCATTTCGTGAGCGTGATAGCGCCGATATTCTCACACCAGCGCAGGCGCGCCGTGATGGTGTTTTCCGCGATTTCCGTATCGAGATGGATGGTCGCGACGCCAGGATAGGCCGTGCCGTCCTCGTTCACATAGTTGGCGACCGCCATGAGGATTGCCTTGGCGTAGGGATTGCCCAGGTGTAGCGAGCGCACCCATAGGCGCGCCTGGTCGGAGCCGATGCGGGTGCGCGTCATGCAGTAACCTCTACCTGCGCAAACATCCCCGCATCGCCTTCCATGCGTCTGCGTGCCATTCCGTTCTTGTCGGGATTACCGGCGCGGAAGCCATTTCGCCCAGGCGCGGCTGTGCGAAATGGCTTCCGCGCCGGTAATCCCGACAAGAACGGAATG